TCTTGTAGCCTGCTGCAGCCCAACTGGACTCCCGCTTGGGCAAACCTTTGTTTTTTCTAATGCAGTTCTCACAGCGTGAGCGATAGTGCGTGATTTCGCCACGGTGGTAGTTTACGGCGCAAGGCCGTTGTTGGCACACAGGACAAGTGGGTCTTTTCATGTAGATATTTACCCAGGACCTTTGCAAAGGGCGCCGTAGAACACCATTTTTACCCAAAGCCTATAAATATCTACAACTTGAAAAGGAATCCATTATGGCTCTAACATCACCGGGCGTAGAAGTAGTAGTAATTGACGAGAGTCAATATATCTCTTCTGCAGTCAACACAGTCCCTTACTTTATTGTTGCTACTGCACAAAACAAAGTCAGTGCTGATGGCATCACAGTGGCAGCAGGTACCACAGCAGCCAACGCCAACAAAACATATCTTATCACCAGTCAGCGTGATTTGGCAGCTACTTTTGGCGTGCCCTTCTTCTACAACACCACAACTGGTACCCCAATCAACGGCTACGAACTCAACGAGTACGGCTTGTTGGCTGCCTACTCAACTCTGGGCGTGACCAACCGTGCGTATATCCAACGTGCCAATATTGACCTTACTGAGCTCACAGCTAGTTTGATTCGTCCAACTGGCAATCCCAGCAACGGAACTTACTGGCTCAACACTGCAGCCACCAAGTGGGGAATTTTTGAATGGAACCAGGCAACTAGTACATTTACTAACAAAGTCCCACTGGTAATAACTGACACAGCCGATGTTGCGGGTGGCGACGGATCTAATCCAATTGCTGACAATACTCCACTGGACACAGTTGGTAGTGTTGGAGATTATGCCGTAGTAGCAATCGACCAATTTATCCTGGGCTACTACAAAAACGATGCCAATACCTGGGTACAAGTGGGTAGCAATGCCTGGAAAACATCCTGGCCCACAATTGTCAGTGCCAACGCACCCGCGTCGCTGACTGTGGGCGCCAACATGTTTATCAACGGCAACTTGGTTGCGGTTGACGCAACCAACACTGTGGCTGGTTTTGCTGCAGTCATCAACACTGCGGCCATTACAGGTGTTACTGCTGCTGCAGTTTCGGGCAAGTTGTATATCTATGCCGATTCTACTGCCACCAATGACGGCAGTACACTCAGCAACAATGGTATTGTTTCTATCCAAGCAGGCCCAAATGCAGGCACAGCATTGTTGGTTGCGTTGGGAATCAACTCAAGAGAGTATGTGGCACCTGATTATTTTCCAGGATACAGCTTTCAAAGTCCACGTTGGAGATTGACAGACACCGACGGAGGCCGTCCCACAGGATCTGTGTGGCAAAATCTAAGCACAGCCAACAACGGTCTTGACATCAGTGTCAATGTATTCAACACTGCGCTAGACACATTTATTGAACAAAACTGTCCTGCATATGGTGGAGATAATGCTGCAATTTTTGCACTTGATCCCACTGGCGGCGGAAGAAATATTCCTGTAGGCTCAACCTATGCTCAATACAATGCTTCAGAATATTTGACTGACCCACTTGATACATTTTCTTTCTTAATCTTGGAACGATTTGCGCTGGGAGCAACCGAAGTCACCGGTACAACTGTGGTTTCGTCCGGAACTCCTTTTACTCCAGGTAACACATTTGTTATTAGGGCTGGTCAGGCTGGCACAAGTGTTAGTACCAACACAACAGTTACCATTGGAGGCACTGGTACCGCCGGCGACTTTGTGGCAGCAGTGAGCGCTGCTGCTGTGCCCTTTGTGTCTGCTAGGGTAAATTCTGCCGGCAACATAGTGTTTACACATTCACAAGGCGGTCGAATTGCCCTTTCCACAGCCATAGGTACTCCAATAACCACTGCAGGATTTAGCACCAACACTCCTAAGGTTCGTCAGATTGCTCCTACGCAATTGGTGTTAAGCAACTGGGTTGGTTCACCGTTGTTCACATACGATGCCAGTGCAATTGAGCCAGATCAGAATCCAGCAACTGGCCGCCTCTGGTACTACAGCTCAGTAAGTGACGCTGACATCATGATCCAAGACAACGGAATCTGGCAGGGCTATCAAAACGTCACCAATGATGTGCGTGGATTTGACCTAACCTTGACCAACGCCAGCGGCCCTATTATTGCTGCTAGTGCACCAGTCACACAAAACGACACAGCAGAATCACCACTGGCTCTTGGAGATCTTTGGATCGACACCAGCGATTTAGAAAATTATCCTAAACTGTATCGTTGGGAAAGCGTCAGCGGAGTTAATCAATGGGTAGAAATTGATACCACAGACCAAACTACTAGCGATGGTATCTTGTTTGGTGATGCACGTTGGTCATCACCGGGCACTGTAGACCCTATCACTGGAGCGTTTCCTACCATTACTAGCCTGTTGACCAGCAATTACCTGGATCTTGACGCTCCAAATCCTGATCTATATCCACAAGGCATGTTGTTGTTCAACACACGCCGTTCGGGCTATAATGTCAAGAGTTTCCAGGCAAATTACTTTACAACAACAAACACAGCATATTCAGTTGATGTTTATTCAAACTCAACTGCCTATGCGGTCAATGACTTTGTGGTGTTCAGCGGCGTTATCTACGTGTGTACTGCTGCAGTAACTGGTACCGCTCCCCCAAACAGTTCTTTTTGGGCTGCTATCAATACCAATACCTGGCTCACAGCCAGTGGCAATCGTTCCGACGGAGCCATGTGGGCAGGACGTCAAGCACAGCGTCAGTTGATTGTGCAGGCCATGAAGTCGGCAATTGACACCAGCATTGCTGCACGTGAAGAACAAAATCAGTTCAACATTATTGCTGCTCCTGCATATCCTGAACTCACCGCCAACATGATTGCACTCAGCAACGAGCGCAACAACACCTTGTTTGTGGTTGCTGACACACCTATGCGATTGCCTAACGATGGCAACAGTCTTGTTGAATGGGCAACCAACAACAACGGACTAGGTTTGCCCACACAAGATGGCAACGACGCAACCAGTAACTATGCTGGCGCATTCTACCCCAGCTGTCAAACAACTGACCTAGGCGGAAACTTGGTTGTACAACCTCCAAGTCACATGATGGTACGCACAATCTTGCGCAGTGATGCTGCAAGTTTCCCTTGGCTGGCACCAGCAGGTACACGCCGCGGTGTGATTGACAACGCCACAGCAATTGGTTATATTAATGCGGTCACAGGTGAGTTTCAGCAGATTGGTGTGAGCCAGAGTGTGCGTGATGTACTGTACGAACGTAACATCAACCCAATCACATTCATCCCGGGCATTGGTATTGTGAACTTTGGTAACAAGACCACAACTACTACAACTACTGCACTGGATCGTATCAACGTGGCACGCTTGGTTGCGTTCTTGCGTGGACGACTGGAAGAAATTGGCAAGTTGTTCTTGTTTGAACCCAACGATGAAATCACTCGCAACGAGATCACCAACGTGGTCAACAGCCTGATGTTGGATCTACAGGCCAAACGTGCCATCTATGACTTCCTGGTTGTTTGCGACACCAGCAACAACACACCAGCACGTATTGATCGTAACGAGCTGTACGTAGACGTGGCAATTGAACCAGTGAAGGCTGTGGAATTTATCTATATTCCTTTGCGTATCAAGAACACCGGTGAAATTTCGGGTGCTGCTGCCTAATCAACAGGTGGGGGCAAACACCCCCACCGATCCAGGTAAATAAACATATAGGAGATATACAAAATGGCAGTTTCATCACTAAACAGAATGACAGTCCCAGTCGGAAGCGCTGCAGAAGGCGGCGTCCAGGGCCTGTTGATGCCCAAATTAAAATTTCGCTTCAGAGTTTTCTTTGAAAACCTTGGAGTGTCAAAACCCACAACTGAACTCACAAAACAAGTGGTCAGCGTGACCCGCCCTAACCTGACATTTGAAGAAATTTCGCTGCCAGTCTACAACTCAACCTTGAAGTTGGCAGGCCGTCATTCTTGGACAGATATCACTTGTTCAGTCAAAGACGATGCAGGCGGAGAAGTCACTCGATTGATAGGCGAACAGTTGCAGAAGCAAATGGACTTTTTGGAAATGGCATCAGCCAGCTCAGGCATTGACTACAAGTTTGTGACCAAGATTGAAATCCTCGACGGTGGCAACGGCGCATTTGATCCTGTGGTTCTTGAAACCTGGGAACTGTACGGCTGCTATCTCAAAGGCGCCAACTACGGCGACCTTAACTATGGCACCAACGAAGCAGTCACAGTAGAAATGACCATTGCTTACGACAACGCTAACCAAACACCAGGCGGCTCAGGCGTTGGTACAGAAGTTGGACGTACTCTCGGTGATGTTGTGACAGGTGCTGGCCAAGCTAGCTAACGCTAACAGGGTCTAGCCAATGGCAAACTTCGGTCAAGACTTTCTCAAAGGTTTTACTAATGTAAATTACTTGCGTGATTACACTCACGCAAGTAAAACTTTTACGACCAATCAATACGAACTTAAACCCAGGTTCAAGTTTCTTTTTCACGTGAGTTTTACTCTCAATACCACAATTCCATCCCTGAACAAATTTGTCACAGCAGGCGATGTTTCTAGTCTCAGCTATGTGGTCAAGTCAGTTGACCTGCCCAAGTTCAACATCAAGACAGAAACTCTAAATCAATACAATCGCAAACGAATTGTTCAAACTGGCGTTGAATATCAACCAGTGACACTGACTTTTCACGACGATGGCGGTGATGTGGTGCGCAACTTGTGGTACAACTATTTCAGTTATTACTACAAAGATCCTAGCCAAAAATATCTCTCTCCCAACAAC